CCACATGCTTCGGCACACGCCAAATATTGGAATAATCCTGGAGGATGGCAAGCTGTAATTAATTACCTAAATGATAACGGTTATAAAGTAGTAATGATTACTTCTGAAAAACTAGGAGATGAATGGCACGATTCAAAATTAGGTGGAACTTTAAAAAATGTAATTGATAAAACAGGTAATTATCCCCTTGAAGATAGAATGGTAGATTTAAAATATGCTGATTTATATATTGGTTTAGGTAGCGGTTTAAGTTGGTTAAGCTGGAGTATAGGCACACCAACAATATTAATTTCAGGATTTAGTCAACCTTATAGCGAATTTTTAGATTGCGAACGTATTTTTAATTATGATACTAATATTTGTACGGGTTGCTTTAATACACATCGATTAGATGCGGGAGATTGGGAATGGTGTCCTGAACATAAAAATACCGATAGAATGTTTGAATGCACAAAAACAATAACACCTTTTAAAGTAATTGGTGCAATTGATAAGCTTTTAAATATTTATAATAAAAATTAATGGCATATCCTTTATTAAGTAAAACTAATATTGTTAATTCAAACATTATTCAAGCTGCTGATGTTTCACAAAGCATTGATGCTTTTACGGGTGTTAGTGAATATAGAATTATAGTATCGGGTTCATTAAGTGTTGTAGGAAGTATAATTGATGGTGGAGCTAATAGTGATGGTAAAAGAGGATTTACGGGTTCATTGCAGGGTACCGCTTCTTATGCTATAAGTTCATCTTATGGGTATGCTTATACAGGTTCAAATACTACTTCGGCATCCTTTACTTATAATTCATCATATACCTCTGGAAGTTTACATGGGTTTACTGTTAGATCTAGTAGTGAAAATAATATAGCTGCTTTAGAAACCATAGGAATACTTTCAGGAGCATCTTATATTCGTCAGGGTGATCAAGCAAGAACTATAACTTTTTCTCCTGCTCCTTTTCAAAATCCGGCAATTTTAGGAGATAATGTTTGGATAACTATAAGTCAATTTAATAATAGTCAAAATCCATCTAGTGCAGATAGTTATGTTGCTGTTCGTAGTATTGGTACAGGTAGTATAGAATTTCAAACACGTAGAAATAATCCAACACCTAGAGATTTACCTTTTACTTTTATATGTGTTTATCAAACTTCTTAATAAATAATGGCTAATATATTATCAAAAACAGGTATAATTCCGGGAACTGTAGTTCAAGCATCTTATGTTTCACAAAGTATTGATGCTTTTACGGGTATAGTTCCTTATAATCTTTCGTTAAATGGGAATTTTAATCTTATAGGAGTTTTAGACACTACCGCTATAGCAGGAGGAAATGGAGGTAGTCTTACGGGTTCATTATCTTCTACTTCTTCATTTGCTATTACATCTTTTTATACTAATACAATAATAACCCCTACTAGTTGGTCATTATATGCTACATCAGCATCATATTCTGAAGGAGTATTAGTTAATAATATTCCTGTTTCTCAAGTATCATCATCTCAACCAAATGTTATAATTGCCGGTATGGGAACTATTTTAACCAATACTAATACTTTTCAATTAAAAAGTTCTTTTTTTGTAGGTAAAACTTTAAATAATAATGTTTGGGTAACTTTACTTCAAAGAGCACCTTACCCTTCAGATACTCCATTTTTTGAAAGTACATACGTTATTCCTTTAGACTTAACAGGAAATACATTAACTTTTTCAGTATTATCAGGAGACGCAAGTTCAGATTTAACTTTTGATTTTATAATAACGGTACAAAGATAAACAATGGCAAATATATTAAGCAATTCAGGTATAGTTAATGGTCAACAAATCACAGTTAATGAAATAACTCAAATTATAGATGTTTTTACTGCAGCTATTCCTAGTGATGTTACATTTAAGGGTGAATTTTTTCCTACAGGCAGTACAACTAAAATAATAGCATCTAATGGATTTATAGGTTCATTATTCGGAACAGCTTCAGTTGCTATATCTTCATCAGTATCATTAACTGGTCTTTTAACTTATAATTCAGCATCTTATGCTGTAACATCGTCTGTTTTTACCCCCTTAAAAACAAATACATTTACAGATTCTTTTGGTTATACAACTAATGTAACAACAGGATTAATTTCAGGATATGGTGAAATAACAGCAGGTAATTCATCATCTGTTATTACTGGTTTAACAGAATTAATAGGAAAAGAAATGGATACTACAGGACGTAGCGGTTCTGTTTTTATATCAATGTTTCAAAATAATAGTAATGGAAATAATTTTGATCCAAATAAAGTTATAGTACCTTATTTTTTATCAAGTTCAAATTTAACATTTAGAACATTAAGTGGAAATAGTTTATCTGAATCTACACCATTTAATTACATTATTACCTATGTTTAATATTTATAATAAAATAGATTTATGACAACACACGTTTTAACACAAGAAGAGTTACAAGAAATTAAAGATTTTCAAGATAAACGCCAAATACTTATGCAACAGTTTGGTGTTATTGAATTTAATATTCAAGATTTAGAATCACAAAAACAACAATTAATAGCTGAATTAAACAATTTAAAACAACAAGAAATTCAGATAGGTTCTAAATTACAAGACAAATATGGTGAAGGAACCATTAATATAGATAAGGGAGAATTTACAAGTAACTCCTAGTTTTTTGAATAGTTCTGCAATATTTATAACAAAACTACAAAACTAAATTCATTTAAAACATGGCAGAAACATTAATTTCCCCTGGTGTACTAGCAAGAGAAAATGACCAGTCATTTATTACCCAGAATCCGGTAACCGTTGGTGCAGCTCTTATAGGTCCTACAGTAAAAGGACAGGTAGAAATACCAACAATCGTTACTTCATATAGTGATTACCAACAAAAGTTTGGTACTACATTCACTAGTGCAAGTAATGTTTACACTTATTTTACTTCAATAGCAGCATTTAATTATTTCGCTAATGGTGGTGATACATTATTAGTATCAAGAGTTGTAAGTGGTACATTTACAGCAGCACAAGCCTTAGATGGAGCTACAGGTAATCCAACTATTAGTAGTAGTGTTAACTCAGCATCACTTCAATTATCTACATTATCTAAAGGTATAATCATGAACAGCAGTTCAAGTTTAGATACGGCAGGTGCTTTAGCTAGCGGTTCAGCAGATAATGTTAGATGGCAAATTGTTAACTCAAATACCGGTTCAGGTACTTTTGATTTATTAATTCGTCGTGGTAATGATAATACTTTAAATCCTACAGTATTAGAAACATGGACTAACTTATCATTAGATCCATTTGCTCCAAACTATGTATCAAAAGTATTAGGTGATTATGTTCAAAACTATAATTCAACAACAAATCAAATAGAAATATCTGGTTCTTTCCCTAATAGAAGTGCTTATGTACGTGTTTCAAATGTACCTAATCCAACTCCTCAATATTTTGATAACGCAGGTGTTGCAAAAGCAATATATAAAGGATTTATACCAGCAAACGGTAGTGGTTCATTTGGTAATGCTACTGGTAATTTATTTACAAATGGTTCTACAGCATTTTACAATCAAATTACATCAGCAACTCCTGTAAATAATGTACAAGGTATTCCAAGTGCAAGCTATGATAACATGATTGCTTTAATGGCTAATCAAGATGATTATAGATTCAACGTATTATTAGCACCTGGTTTGTTTAATAATTTACAAACTTCTCAATGTACTAGTATTATTAATAATACTCAAAATAGAGGAGATAATATATTTGTTTTAGACCTAGTAGCATATAATGGTTTAATAGCAGATGCAACTACACAAGCACAATCAAGAAATACTTCATACGCCGCTTCATATTGGCCTTGGGTACAAACACAAGATCCAGATTCAGGACAAAATGTTTGGGTACCAGCTTCAACAATGATTGGTGGTGTTTATGCTTTCAATGATACCGTTGCAGAACCTTGGTTCGCACCAGCAGGTATTAATAGAGGTGGTTTAAGCACAGTAATCAGAGCAGCACAAAAATTATCACAATCAAATAGAGATACATTATACACAGGTAAAGTTAACCCAATCGCTACTTTCCCAGGAACTGGAGTTGTAGTATACGGTCAGAAAACATTACAAACAGCAGCTTCTGCTCTTGATCGTGTTAATGTTCGTCGTTTGTTAATTGCTCTTAAATCTTATATTTCTCAAGTTGCTCAAAACTTGGTATTTGAACAAAATACAATCGCTACAAGAAATCAATTCTTAAGCCAAGTTAACCCATACTTAGAAAGTGTTCAACAACGTCAAGGTTTATACGCATTTAGAGTAATTATGGATGATTCAAATAATACTCCTGATGTAATTGATAGAAACGAGTTAATTGGTCAAATTTATATCCAACCAACTAAAACTGCAGAATTCATTTACTTAGATTTCAACATTTTACCAACTGGAGCTACTTTCCCTGCTTAAGGGAAGGTAGTTACCTTTTATAACTCACTAATATTTATAACAAGAAATAAATAAAACAAAACATGGCAGTATTAGATCCAAACGAAATATTTTTTACCGCGTTTGAACCGAAGCAAGCGAATAGATTTATCATGTACATTGATGGTATCCCTTCGTATGAAATTAAAGGTGTAGGTGCGGTTACATTAACTCAAGGTACAGTTGCTTTAAATCACATTAACGTTCAACGTTTTGTAAAAGGCAAATCAACTTGGGGACAAATCCAATTCACATTATTCGATCCAATCACTCCATCAGGCGCTCAAGCTGTAATGGAATGGGTACGTTTACACCACGAATCAGTAACTGGTCGCGATGGTTATTCTGACTTCTATAAGAAAGATTTAACATTCGACGTATTAGGCCCTGTAGGTGATATTGTATCAGAATGGATTATTAAAGGCGCTTTGATTACTGAAGCAAACTTTGGTGATTACAATTGGGATACAGAAAATACAGCAGTTAATATTACAATGACAGTACAACCTGACTACTGTGTATTAAACTTCTAAGAAATAATAAAACAAATACAAGAAAGCTCGCATTTTTTGCGAGCTTCCTTTATTTTCATATATTTATATACGAACAAAATGTTATTAAAAAATTAATTTATGGAAGAAAACAAATTTAAATTCCCCACAGAGATAGTAGAATTACCTTCAAAAGGTTTAATTTACCCTAAAGACAATCCTTTATCAAGCGGTACCATTGAACTAAAGTATATGACTGCTAAAGAAGAAGATATCTTAACTAATCAAAACTACATTAAACAAGGTATTGTTTTAGAAAAACTATTAAAATCACTTATTGTTTCTAAAATAGACTATGATGATTTAATTGTAGGTGATAAAAATATGATAATGGTAGCAGCACGTATTTTAGGATACGGTAAAGATTATTCTTTTAAATTAGATAATGAAACTGTAACTGTAGATTTAACTGATTGTCCTACTCGTTATTTAAATGAATCTAATTTAGTTGAACCTCACGTAAATTCATTCGAATATACATTCCCTTCATCAGGTAATAAAATTACGTATAAATTACTAAATAATAAAGACGAAAAAAATATCCAAGCGGAATTAGAAGGATTAAAAAAGATTGATAAAAATTCATCAGCTGAATTATCTACTCGTTTAAAATATATGATTACATCGGTTAATGGAAATTCTGATAAAAAAGATATTAGAGAATTTGTTGATAATTTTTTACTAGCTAAAGATTCTAAAGAATTTAGAAATCATTTACGTGATACTCAACCGGATATTGAATTAAAAAGTAGATATACTAATTTAGAAGGTGTAACGGAGGACATCAGTGTACCTATAAATGTTAGCTTTTTTTGGCCTGACGCAGGAATATAGATTTCATTTATTTAAAACGATGCATGATATTTGTTATCATGGTAATGGTGGGTATAATTATGATATAATATATGGTATGCCTATTTGGTTACGAAAATTAACCTATAATTTTATAGTAGAACAAAAACAACAAGAATCAGAAGCATATAAACCTAAAGCAAAACAAGGAACACAGCAAATAGACATGGCTAATCCTGATAAAGCTAAACAAATAATGAAGCAATCCAATGAGTTTGCATATAAAACAAAGGCATCAAAAAAATGATGCCTTTAAATATTTATAATAAAATCAGATAAATGGCTGAAGATAAAAAAATTAAATTTTCTAAGGAAGAAATTAATAATGCCAAAGAGTTTACTAATGCTTTTAGGAATGTTAATGATGAAGTTAATGCTTTATTTTCAAGCCTAAATTCTGTTTCAAATGAAATAAAAGGACAAGTTCAAGGTTATCAATTAGCCAATAAAGCCGTAAATAATCTTACGG